GGCGGTCGTGTCCCCTTGCCAGACGACCGTCGAGGTCAGTAGGCCGTAGCCGTCGTTCTGGATGGTGACGCCCTTCTGGTAAACCAGAGTCGTGAGGGCGTTGCCTTTCTTGATTACAGCCTGTTTTCTCCTGTTTACCGTGCCCAGCCAAACAGAACTAGCCGACGCCCTCGGTCTGACCAAGCAACGCGTCTCGGTCCTCGTCAAAAAAGGAATGCCGACCAGCTCGGTCGACGCGGCGGTCGCATGGCGTCAGTCCCAAGAGGATGCCCGCGTAAGGAAAGCCCCCATGGCGGCGCCGGCGCAACTCGACGACGGCACCCTCGCCGACACGATCGCGGAACACCGCACGCTGGTCGGTCGTGCCCGTGGCGTCTGGCTTGCCGCGATGGAAACAGGCGACCCCAATCAAGGCAAATACCAGACGGCCTACAACCAATCGCTCAAGACGCTGGTGGCCTTGGAGGAGGAACAGGAACGCCGCCTCATCCTGGCAAAGGAATACATCAGCTCGAAGGAAGCCACGGAAGCCATGCGCCGTCTCGCCGGCGAAGTCGTCAACCGTTTGGACAAGTTGGCCCTCGATGTCGCCGAGGCTTGCAACCCCGAGAACCCAGCGAAGGCCGTGAAGGCAATCGAGGCTTGGGTCCGTAAGACCAAGGAGGACTTGTCGAAGGATGACGAAGAATGACCTGCTGAAGGTCGGCAAGAACGTGCTGCGTCCGTCGGACTCCGGCGATGTCGTCGAGTGGTTGGAGCAGAACGTCAACGCCATCCCCGACTCACCGATGCCCGGGCCGTTCCGCTCGGACCGCACGCCGTGGATCGCGGAGGCCTTGCGCATCGCCGCGGACCCCGAGACGAAACTCCTCACCGTCCTCGCCAGCATCCAATCGGGCAAGTCGCTCTTCGCCCGCCTGTTCACCTGTCACATCGTCGCCAACGCTCCAGGGCCGACCATGGTGCTTCAAGCCAACGACAACGAAGCCAAGGACTTCGCCCTGCGCTACCTCCGCCCCGTCTGGAACAACTGCCCGCCCGTCAAAGCCCGCCTATCCGCCGACGACCTCGACCGCTCGACGACCGCCGACTTCGACCGCATGACGGTCTACTGCCGCGGCATCTGGAACGAGGCCAACCTTCAACGACTGTCCCTTCGCTACACCATCGCCGACGAGTGTTGGATGGCACCGCCCGGACACCTCGCCGAACTGAGCGCCCGCGTCACGGCCTTCGGTTGGATGGGCAAACGCATCTTCATGTCGCAGGGCGGAACGGCCGGACAGGAGTTCCATCAGCTGCACGAGTCCACCGATCAGCGGGACTGGAACATGAAGTGCCCATCCTGCGGTCATCTCCAGCCTTGGGTCTGGGAGCAGGTCCGCTTCCCCGAGGAGGCCAAGGCAAGCGGGACATGGGACTTGGCAAAGGTCAGCGAGGGCACGACCTACGAGTGCGCCGGGTGCAAGGTGCGATTACCCGACACCAATGCCAGCCGACTACAGGCCAACGCCGGCGGGATGTTCGTCTCGACCGCCATCTCCTCGAACAAGGGCCACATCGGCCTTCATTGGAACAGCCTAGCGACGATGTCCTGGGGCGAGCTCGGCGTGCTGATGCTCAAGGGCAAGGAGTCCTCGGATCAGTACGGCCTCGAGGATTTGCGTCGGCAATTCAAGCAGAAGAGATTGGCGATGCCATGGTCGGAGGATGGAGGCACAATGATCACCGCCGTCAACGCGTCCGACTACTCCCTCAAGGACGACTGGACTGAGGAAGCCGTCATCACACCGAAGGCCCAAGTCGTCGCCCGAGAAGGTGCGCCCGCCGGCTCCATCCCGTTCCGCACCTTGGGCATCGACGTCCAACGCGGTCACTTCTGGGCGACCGTCCGCCGTTGGTCTAAGTCTGGGCATAGCCGCCTGATGGCTTTCGAGAAGGTCGAGACTTGGTCGGGCCTCGACGACCTCGCCAAGCGCATGGGCGTCCACAAGGCCCTCGTCATGGTGGACTCTGGTGACAACACGCAAGTCGTCTACGCCGAGTGTTGCCGCCGTGGCTGGAAGTGTTCCAAGGGTTCGGGCAACGACGACTTCGCCATCACCTCCTCGGACGGACGGACGACCCGCCGCTTCTACTCCGACCCCCAAGCCATCGTCGTCCCTGGACAACCGACCCGGGCTTCCTTGGTCGTCTTCTCCGCCATGGCTGCCAAGGACCTTCTTCACGGCCTCCGCACCCGCAAACTCCACACCTACCCCCGAGACGCCTCCGAGGACTACGCCAAGCAGCTGAACTCCGAAGTCCGCGTGAAGGATAAGCGCACGGGGAAGCCCATGTGGATTCTCCCCCAAGGCGTGAACGACAACCACGCCCTCGACTGCGAAATCCTCGCCATGCTCGTAGCCGTCCGCTGGGGCGTCGTCGGTCGGGAGGCCACGGCAACCGCCGAAGATGCACCCAATGCTTGACCCTGACCGCCAACCCATCACCTTCAACGCAAGCGTGCCGGGGGTTTGTGGGAACCCTCAATGGCTTGGAGGTTCGGATCGTTGGCCCTCGGCACGCCCCCATTTACCCGCCCGCCAAGTTTAAGACCATGGCTTCCGGCATTTTCATTGGACTCACCGAGTGCGAACTTCTCGCCATCCGCTCCAAGGCGGTGAGCGCCATCACGACCGGCTTGAACCTCGTAAGTTATTCCGACAGCGGGTCGTCGGCATCCAAGCAATGGGCGATGCCACCGAAGGAGATGCTTTCCGAAGCGTCCTTCGCTTTGTACCAACTCGACCCCCAGCAGTACGCCGCCCTCCGTCGCACGACCGTCATCGATGTGCGCTGGGACAACCGAATGATTTAATCCATGCCCGCCCCCAAGAAGCCCAAGAAGCCCATCGCGAAGAAGCCCACGACCCCCGTCGGTCAGGGCGGTACGCCTAAGGCCAACGCCTGGTCGACGAACTGGCAGAACGCCGGCCCGTCCTTCGCCCGCCGTGCATGGTACGGCTCCAACCCGCAGGACGCCCGCCGCGACCTTAATCCGTCCGACCGACTGTCCCTGATCCAGAAGGCCCGCTACGCCGAGAAGAACTACCCGGCGATGGTTCAGTTCGTGAATGACATGGTCATGTACACCGTCGGCGACGGCATGATGCCAACCTCCCACGCCTCTGACCCTGCGAAGGCCCGCCTCTACGAGGAGTACTATCACCGCGAAACCCGCCGGGCCGACATCACGGGTCGCTTCACGGGCGAGCAACTGCAACGCATCATCGTCCACACTTGGGCGGTCGACGGCGAAATCTTCGCCCTCAAGGTGCGTGACTCGCAGAACCGAGCGAAGACCCAGCTCATCGAAGGCCACCGCGTCATCTCCCCGACCGACCCTGCCCAACTGACGAAAGACACGTGGGACGGTTTCCGCTTCGGCCCTTACGGCGAAGTCATCGGCATTTGGGTCCAGAACGACGACGGCTCCTTCCGCCTCATCCCTGCTGAGTCGTTCATGCAGATTGCCAACCAGTCCCGCATCACGTCAGCTCACGGGACGCCCCCGATGGGTCAGGCTCTCAACTCGATGCAGGACCAAAGCGAAATCATCGAACTCGAGAAACGGGCAGTCAAGCAGGTCACGGACGTGCCTAGCATCCTCACCAAAAACGGCGGCTTCGCTGATGCGTCCCTCGTCTCCGACTTGAACGGCGGCGGTGCCACGGACTTCGGCAACATCGGCGCCCAGATGGGCGGTAAACTTCTCGTCCTTGAACCTGGCGAAGACCTCAAGTCCGTCAGCCCGAACTTCCCTCGCCAGTCGATGGAGATGTTCAACGCCATCCTCGCCCGCATGATCGCCAGCGGCGGCCTCCCCTACGAGGTCGTCGGCGACGGCTCCAAGGCCGGCTCGGCCCTCGTCCGCATGGTGCTTGGCAAGGCCGACCGCTTCGTCGGTCAAATCCAATGCATGGTCCACGACGACTATTGCGTCCCCGATTGGCAATGGCGTATCTCGGACGGCATCAGCAAGGGCCTTCTCCCTGACGACCCCAAGTGGTCGGATGTCGAGTTCTCCGTTCCGCAAGCCCCGTCCATCGACAACGGACGAGACTCCGCCAACGACCGCGAAGACCTCCGTGCAGGTCTCACCTCATTCTCCGCCATCGCCAAAAAGCGGGGCGTGGACTTCCGCAAGACCTTCAAGGAACACGTCCAGGACATCCTCTTCGCCAAGCAAGTCGTCGCCGAGACGGGTGGCATGGTCTCTTTCGAGGAAGCCATGCAGCGCTTCACGAATATGCAACCCCAGCCCAAGGAGGTTGAGGAGTCCGCAGAGGATGAGGTCGAGGACGAAGCCGAGTCCGGCACGAAGCCCTTGACCGACCCCGAAGACGAAGGGGAGGAAACCGAAGAGCAAGCCCCCAACCCAATTATCCCTAACTAATCATGCGCTTCCTCCAAAACGGCCTGAAGGGTCGCGAACCTCTCGCCATCGACCCGCATCGTGCGGCTGACGCGAAGACCCTCGCCGACAAGTACGCTTTCTCGGACATCATCGCCAAACTGCTCGGCGACCGCCCGCAAGCCTACGTCCGCAACGACGGCATCGGCGTCATTCCCATCGACGGCGTGATCGGTCGGGGCGTGTCCCCCCTTGAGTCCATGCTCGGGGCCGCCGACATCGACACCATCTCGGAAACCATCGACGCCTTCGAGGCCGACCCTGCCGTCAAGAAAATCGCCTTCCGCGTCAACTCGCCTGGTGGCACGGTCACGGGCGTCCCCGAACTCGCCTCGAAAATCCGTCGCATGAGCAAGCCGACGATGGCCTACGGCGAAGAAGCAAACTCCGCCGCCCTCTGGATTGCCGCCGCCGCCGACAAGTTCACCGCCCTCCCCTCAGGCTCCATCGGTTCCGTGGGCGTCTACATGGTCATCCCTGACTTCTCCCAAGCCTACGCCGACGCAGGCGTCCGCATGGTCGTCATCAAGTCCAAGCAGTCCCCGCTCAAGGGTGCTGGCATCGAAGGCACGTCCCTCACGGAAGCCCAGATTGCGGACCTCCAGGCACAGGTCGACGGCATCGACGAGGACTTCATGGCCTCCGTCCGCATGACCCGCACCAACGTCTCCGCCGACGCCTTCACGGGTGGCACCTTCTCGGGCAAGCAAGCCGCTCGCCTCGGTCTCGTCACGGGCCTCGCCGACTCCTTCGAGGAAGCCCTTCGCTCGTTCTGATTATTCCAAACCCGCCAATTACAAGCATGAGCAAGATCACTCCCGAAGCCGAAGTCCTCGAACTCCGCACCGTCGCTACGGCCCTCACCGCCGAACGCGACGACCTCCGCGCCACCGTGGAGAAGTTGACCGTCGGCGCCGCTGACGAATTGACCGCCGTGAAGGCCGATGTCGTCACGAAGGAAGCGATGATTGCCGACCTCAATGGTCGCCTCGAAATCGCCGCCAAGGAAGCCGAGTCCCTCAAGGCCATCATCGCCGAGGCTCAGGCCAACAAAGTGACCGCCTCCCAAGAAGCCGCCAAGATCGTCGCCTCCGTCGGCGTCGAACCCGTGGCCTCCGCTCCTGGCACCGAATCCCCTGCCGGCCCCGTCGACCACCTCGCTGTCTTCAACAGCCTGACCGACCCGAAGGCCAAGGCCGACTACTTTGCCAAGCACGCCCTCGCCATCTACGGCGGCGTGAAGTTCTAATTTTCCCTCACCCTCATCTCACCCAAATAATATAATAAAATGTCGAACAGCATTGCAAGTGCTCCCAACGTCCTCGCCAGCGGCGTCATCGCTGCTCTGGCCAACAAGTTGCCCGTCCTGAACGGCTTCTCGTCCGTCTTCACCTCGTCCATCGCCGGCGCCGGCAAGACCATCCAGGTCCCCCTCATCGGCACGTCGACCGCCACCGAGTTCGGTGCTGGCGGCTACCTCACGCAGGATGACGCCACCGTCACCTCGACGAGCGTCACCCTCAAGCACTTCAAGGTGTCCAGCCGCTTCAGCCCGCTCGACGTCCGCGAGTACGGCATGCAGTTCTTCGCGACCAACTTCGCCGAGACCG